GAGCAGTTCTTGCAGCGTCATTTTCTTGGGCGGCTTCTTGATTCCCATCGAGCGTAGGACTTGCGCGATCTTCCAGCCGACGTGTGGCGCGATGTTGTCGAAGACGTTGACACCTTTGCTGTCCGACTTCTTTCCGTTGTGTGCTGCAGTCAACGTGCTGATCAGATTGAGAATGTTGCCATTTGTTCCCGGCTTGATCGAAGACTTCGCACTGAAGCGAAACCGATACTTCCCTCCGGGCGCAGTCTTGAATGACTTGCCTTTGAAATCGTCCTTCGTGATGGTCAGGACGTCGCCCCGTCCGCCTTTCTTTCCTTTCTTTGTTTTCATCATGATATCCTCTGTATGGTGAGTTTAGTTACTTCCGCTTCGATGTCGGCCCTCTGCGGATCTTCTCCATGAGATCCTTAATGAGTGTGAAGTTGTCTTCGTCGTATCGGATTTTCCGTTCCTCGGTTGGCATCCAGCGCGCCCGAGTCTTGGCGTAGAACTCTCCTGCTTTTGGATTGAGGTGGAGGTAGCGCACGCCCTTGTCGTTCACTCGCAAGTAGATGCAGTGGTCAAGGAAATATGGCAGCTGATCCCGCATCTGACCGATGAGTGATGGATACATCCACCCCTCGTGCTCGTTGAGGCGCTCGCCCATGATGAGGATCTTGACTACAGGAATCTCTTTCATCTTGCGCAAATAGCGGCGTAGTTTGTTGGCCATGATGCCGTACTCACGCTGCTCGATCTGGTCCGGTTCTTCGCGCGTGTCGCTTGCACGCTCCGCTAACTTGTCGAGGATGATGGACTGGATATCATCGAAGTGATCGAGGACCAGCGCCCCGAACTTCCCCTTCCAGTTCTTCCTTCCGGTCCCCGTCATGTTGTCGTAGATGCGATCGAGATCCAGCATGCTGCGTACTGGACGACGACGGACATGCTCTAACTCGGGAACGTGGTCGAGTACCATTGTCCCCTTATTAGAATCAGCAAAGAGCGGACGATCGGACGTTGCAGCGAGCGATGTCTTTCCTGCGCCAGCCATCCCGAAGATACCGAGTGTTGGCCATAGCTTGACACCACCGACTGGCAACGTCCCATCGTTCCGTGTCTTCTTTTTCATCAGGTCGCAAAGACCGCCATGACGATCGATACGACGACGATGACCGTCCACTGCGAAGCACGGTCGTACGTCAGGAGCATCGGCAATGTGAACCAGTCTAACATGTGATCTCTCCAGCAAGAATGTAAACCTGCTATGCGTTGAGCGGATGCGCATCCCCCGTCCTGCCGCTTACCTACTTCCGCTTCTTCGCCGAGACGCGCTTGACTTTGGTCTTCGGCTTGGCTTTGGCCTTCGGCTTGACCTTGCCTTTCTTGCTGCGCTTCGGCTTCTCTTCTTCCTCGTCCTCGTCCTCGTCCTCGTCCTCGTCGTTATCCGACTCGTCTTCATCTTCATCGTCCGAGTCGTCGTCCTCGTCTTCATCCTCGTCGTCGTCTTCGTCCGAGTCCTCATCTTCGTCTTCGTCGAGTCCTCCGTCTTCATCCTCCTCCTCGATCTCGTCCTCCTCTTCGTCCTCTTCCTCCTTGGCCTTCCCCTTGATCGGGAGATCGAGCAGTACGGCGAAGTCCTTTGGCTTCTTCTTCGCAAGGGCCTTGGGAATCCAGATCTTGATCAAGACGCCGTCCGCGGTCTTGACGCCGAAGGCATGAGACTTCGGTGCATCCTTCTCATACGTGAGTTCGGCCTTGACTTTCATTTGCTCTTCTCCTTGTGAGTGAACTGCTCGCGGATGATGTGCTTCATATCAGACTTGTTGCCTCGTGCAAGACACAGCTGGTAGAAGTCACAATTGAATCTGCAACTATCATTCCGTGTTGGATAGATCGATGCGTCAAGCATATCGTGCACAACATTCAGCGTGTCTCTTTCCCACATCAACAACTCCTCCTCTGTGCGCTCGATAGACTCGCGACCGAACAGTGGGGCCTTCACGCGCGGACCTGGCATCTGTCGTCTCAGGACCGTGCGCCATGCAATGAATCGTTTGTATTTCCTCCCGCGGAATGGCTCTGGAAGCGGACACCGTTTGTCTTGCGATGCTTTCCACATTGTCCAGAGGTACGTGGTGAGTTGTGCATCCATGTCCATCATATCGAAGCTGATTCCATTCTTGGTCTTCGTCTCGTCGAGTGCCAGCACATTTTTGTAGATTGACGGCTCGAACATCTCGTCGATCTTCCCGCGAAGTAGAATGCTTCGATCCTTCACGAGCGGCACGACGAACTGCCACTCGGGTACAACTTGTCTCTTACCAATGTTCCGGTCGTTATGTTCGTTCTCAGTGCGCTTGATCCATTCTGTGTAGCCGAGCAGCATCGCTGTTGCGAGTTCACGATCCTTGGAATTAACTGGCACCTCCTTGATCTTTTTGAACGCACGTTTGGCACTACGTTCCATGGCATCGGCTGTGCGTTTCTTGCGTGGCAGTTCATAGAATTCTTCCTTGCCCGCATGAACGAGAATTCCATTCACACGTGGCATCGCTACTTTCATACTGCGGAGTCCGACACGTTTCTCCCAGTTCCATTGTAGACGACACCGAAGGAACTGTCCGATCTCTGACGCGCTGATGATCAGTGGCTCGTCTGGTGTCGGATTAAATGGTTTCTTCATTCGTGGCGCGCCCATCAGCGGGCCATCGAGTTCCGTGCGATGGATAGACTTCTTGAAGAAGAGGCCCTTACCTTTAATCATCGTCTGAGCCAGTCAAAGAGATATGTGACTGCAGAGATCACTCCGGTCAGTGCCATGATCAGCGCAATCTTACGGAGCCATTCCGGTGGTCGTTTCATGTGATGCCCTCGATGTGATGTCGCTTGAGATATGGATCGTCGGCATGCACGTCTAATGGTGTGTGTCCTGTTCGATCTGTATGTGCGAGCAGCTCGCCTCTCCTTCCGAAATGTAGATTGCACGAGCACAATTTGAGCCGCTCCGCTCGTCCGCGTAGTCGTGCTGCGAGTACCCATGCTGGGACTCTATCATCCGGCCAGTCAGACAGATCTCGTATGCTCATGCGATATCTTCCATGTCGAGTTCGAGTGCTTCCGCGACTGAGAACACCTTGGCGAAGTCTTCGTGCTTGTCGGTTCGCTTCGTGAGCATGTGTTCCTCGTATGAATCGGCAACGATGATATGGTAACTCGTGGCTGGAACGATCTTACCGGTCCCTTCTTCCGGACGTCGCACGCGTCCTTCCGTCTGCTCGATGTCGCGCTGGTTCCACGGATGATCCAAATAGATGATAGTTCCATATTTTCCAAAGTTGAGTGCCGTGCCACCGACCTTAATCATGATGATGACTGCGTCGTACTTACCCTCGAGAAACTTCCACTTGATTCTATTCGTCTTCTTACTACCGAGCCCTCCGACGATCACATTGACTCGCAATTTCTTCTTCTGCAGATACTCTTGTAAGCGCAATGCAGTGTCGCGCCACATTGTAAAAATCACTGGATGTCGTTCATCCAATTCTTTGATCAGGTCGTAGACAATCGGATACTTGACACTGGCTTCTTTGGCACCGAGGATGGCCGGATCGACTAGGTACTGTCGCATACGTGTGATGCGCGCTAGCACAGATGGAATCGCAAGTATCTTCCGCTCACCCTCGTGTGCAGCAAGTTCTACGAAGAATTGTTTACGGAGACGCTTGTACTCAGCCGCTCCGCTCTTTGTGAGATATGCTGTGCAACGCACGCGAGTGATCGGAGGGAGATTCTTCCACACATTCTTCCACAAACGCCGGATCATGAACGGTGCGATCTCCCAGTTCAATAGGTTCGGACGTCGCGGTGTCCGCAGATCGAGTCCACCGAACGCGCCCTCTTCAATTGCGATGTGCATGTGCGCCCAACGCCAGAATGAAGGATAGAGATCTGGGTACAGAAACTTCAACGTTGAAAACAATTCATCGACGCCATTAGCGTACGGATGTGCACCGATGGCCATACGATACTTCGCCTTCAACTTGTGTACGGTCATCGTGCGTTGTGCATTTCGGTTCTGAATGTTCTGAAGCTCGTCGAGGATAGCAATATCCCACGGAGACTTCAGCCAACCAGCGCGCGCATAGACGAGCGACTCCCAATGGCCGATCACCCATCCACGTGTGACTGTAGTGATCTGAGCGATCTGTTGTTGTGTATTTCCATGGATAATTGTGATCGGTAGCTTGCCACTGGACCACCGACCGATCTCAGCGGCCCATTGATCTTTGGCGTTGTTCGGAACGATCAGCATGTTGCGCTCTGCTCGGAGATGCTCTGGGTATCGAATACCGAGCAGCGTCTTACCGACGCCTGCCTCTGACGCCGCGAGCACACCTTTGGGCTCGAGCTCGTACAACAGTGCAAGGTCTGCACGCTGATGCTTGAAATAATGTTTGGCGCGCTTGTCCGGTATATTTCCATCTTCACGTTTCTTCAGCGCGTTCACATATATGACATGCGCCTCTGCCTCGGACAGAGCACGCTCGGCTTTCGGAGACATCGGAATTCCTTTGGCCTTTGCCAGTTTGAGAATCGACATCACTGGTGGAGCCCATCCGTGAGATCGATTGGGCGGAATCACTGCGAACTCCGAGCCAAGAATTTTGGCCATCAGACGCACGTCTTCGTGCTCCCAATGAATCTTGCCTTTGCCGAGCGTGATCATATCTACTTATCCTTGGGCTTGCGCGCGATCTTACGTATGACCTTCACGTCGACGACGCGCCGGAATTTGAAGATAGCGACTGTCTTGTCTTCGTTGATGTCTGAGAAATCGATTGGATGCACCTCGAAGTACACTTCACCCGGACTATCTTCAACACGGACCAACGAAACAAGTTCCGGGAACCCATCGGTTTTCTTCGTTTGCTTTTCCTTCGGAACCTTCCCCTTCTTCGTCTTCTTGATTTTCTTTCCCTTGGAGACTTTCATGTGGACCTCAATAGAAGTGAATGGAATCTATACGCGCAATCGCAACTGCGATATTTAATCTACTCGTATGTAGATAGTTCCCTCGTCATGACACTTATCACATACGTAGTAAACTCGGATGGACGACCATCCAGAAGCGCCAGACTCGCGCCATTGTCCGCCACATCCTTTGTGATGTGTCTGTGCGACGTCTTCGCGCCACCAACGAAAGGCGCGTTGCCAGAATGTCTCGAGTGGAATGCTGTCGAGCATCTTTTTTATCTGTTCTGTTCCGGCTCCGTAACGCATCGCATGCGTTACTGTTTTCTCGAGACGTCGGAGATCCGCGTCAATGACACCGAGCGGATGAACTGGCGGCCTTGGCCATGACTTGCCATTCCAACGAATGGCTTGATCGTTGTCGGTGGTAGTCAATCCGCATTCGCAGGTGAATACCCAATTGAGATCACCGTTCGGAAATCTCATTTCCATATCATGATAGTGCTTATTTGTATTCATGTTCATCTCCTGTAGTAGGGTAGGTTACGATTTCTTCTTGCGTGGTTTCTTTTTCTTGTACGACTGGACGCGAGTATTGACAATGTCCTCCGCACGCTCGCCTTTCCAGAATGGCGCCTTTTTGTTGTATAGGCCGTTCTTGCGACGCGGATGCACGCGTTTACTCATTGTCATCTCAACGGCGCATACTGCGCCGGATATTCTTCCATGCATCTGCCGCGCTGCGATACCGGGACTGCATTGCATCGAGATTATAATTGGCCGCGACTTCTTCCAGCGACATCGGTACAGCGACTTCGCCAGTCCCCAACATCTGGCAACGAAAGAACTGTCGCTGTCGTGTGAGAAAGAGATCGTCTGCAACGAGCACGCCTCGTAATGGCTTGTCGTTATCAGTGCGGATTGCGGTCGGATGAATCGTCTCCACGTTACGGATAGCATTGTAGTGGAGTTGGGCCAGCCATCGCGCTAGTGCCGAGCGCGGACTTGGCTGGCTGGCGTGTTGCACCATATAAGGTATCACCGTGTGTTAGGGTTGCTGGATGCCCCAAACGGGCCTCCAGGAGTGCCGATTTCGGGCCTGATCGCCTCCAGGGAGCCCGATCGTTCCTGGAGGGCCTAGTTGTGGCTATAGGTAGCAGATAGGACGCTATTCGGCCCATTACGCGGACTCGGCTGGCTGGCTGGCCACTACTATGAATTATTGCCGATCGTAGCGTAGCGCGCCAGCCAGCGCGAGCGCTACTCGCTGTCGCCGCTCGCACGCCGCAGTTTGATCCATCCGTTCTCGATGTAGCGACCGACCGCTGCGCGCGTTCCGCCTTTCGTGCAGAATTCTGATACTGTCATACCCTTCTTGATCCGGTCCCAGATCTTGGCTTTCTCGGATCCGGCGCGACGCGGATTTTCCTTGACGAGACGCACGATCACATGTTCGTCCTGCTTCGATGTGATGCGGTCGGAGCCGCTCTTGTCCGTCTTCGCTGTCTTTGTCTTGCTCGTCTTGGCCTTTGTGCGTTTCGTTTCCGGTTCAGCCTTGGCCTTCTTGCTGGACTTCTTGCCTTTCTGCTTTGCCACTGTCTTTGCCGTCGCCATGTCGATCTCCTGTTTGAGAATGAGTTTGAAGACTCTGATGCATCGTGCATCGAAGCCTTCGTTTTTGATCGGCTTGCCGCCGAACTCACGCATGAGCACGCGAAGTTCCTGCGGATATTTTGCTCCGTTGCGCACAAGCCAAGTGACCAACCATTCGGACTGGTCTACTTTGCGTGCACGGCCGATCTTCAAACGGAACACATCCCACGCCGACACGAGTGACTCGTTACTGCTCGTAACGAGAAACGTCGGGCCCTTCGGCACAATCTTCAGTGTCTTTGGTTCGCTCGTTTGAGACGAGAGCCAACCGAACGTCGGCTTGTCTGCCTTACCATACTTCACTAACCATTCGTCACCGCGCTGAGTGATGGGACTCAGAAAGTCTCGATACATGGCAGAGTCGCACAACCGTACGACTGTGCCAGCATCGGCGATGACCGTCTTGTCGTCTGGGTTGTTGGCCACGATGACGAGCGGTTTCATCAGTGCCACAAACTGATCGCGTTGCGCGCGTGGTTCCTTCATGGCCGTGCGAATTTCTTTCACCAACATGCTGCTCGATCCTCGCTTCAACGTTTCGCCTTTCGGTGCGTCGGCTTTAACTTTGCGACGCGCTTGCTTTGCATGCTTCTCACTGCTGAGGTACCAATCCGCATACGACGACCAATCTTCGTTTTTGCGGATGCGATTGCGGACCGGGCGTGTGAAACTATAGAACGCAGACTCCGCTTCGGAGCGCTGGCGGTCTTCTGCTTCGCTTTCGTTCTCGCTGCTTTCTTCGCTGCGAGTGTTCGAGCCTTTGCCTTTGCGGCTTTTGTCTTTTGTTCGGTGCGACGCTGGAGCCGTTTGCGTTTTCGATCGGACAACTTCTTTGCGTGAGCCCTCGCGTCTGTGGCGCATGTGGCACTCTCCTCGATGGTTAACGACACGCATCGTGGCGAGTCGTGGACAATGGCATATGGTAGCAACGCTCTACGCTTGCACTTCGTACATTGGAACGCTCTCCGAAACCAGACGACCTTCGTTGGTGTTTGGATCAAACGCATCTGCTTGCGTAACCAACCGAGCGTGAGCCACGGTTTACCCGCGACTTCCCATACAGTTTCGATCGCTGTACGAAACTCAGCAGATAATTCGACGGTCTGTTTGCGCACGAACTTCCCATACATAATATCGAAGTCTGGTGGTACTTCCGGCCAGACGATTCGCGTCGTCCCTGCTTTGACTCTTGTGCCACGAGCCATCTGTGTGCGCAAATGCTTCGACAATTTGCTGGTCGGAATCACATGCAACAGACGATACACCGAAAACATCTTTGCTGCCTCGCGCTTCGCGTCCTTCAGATTGTCCGAGCGTAGCGGGCCAAGATACAAGAATCCTTGCACGCGCTCCCACACGACGACCTGCGACCCGTCTGCGAGTGTTTTGTCCCACCCCATGCGACCAAGTGCAATGAACTTCGTTGATTGCTTTGATAGCTTGAACGCACGGATCGTCGCGCGTTGCCTACGTTTGGTGCGGTCGACTTCCGGCGTACGTTGTTCCATCTTCGCCTTGCGATCTTGGAACTGCGGCGGACGATAGCGCCATTCCTGATCCTCTTGTGTCATACGTCGTTTGGCCAAGCCAAGAT